CAGGTGTACGTCACCATCACCGGATTGGTGTTGTAGTTGTTGATTGACTCGGGCAAGCCAGTCACGATGACCTTGTTGCCTGTCGGGTCGTACCAATATGTCGAGCTGGCCATCGTCACGACTACTGGTGGCGTTGCGCCGTTGTAATACTGCACCGAGTTGATTGTTACGCCTGCTTGACCTTGGAATGGTTGCGACACCTCTGGTAGGTCAAGGCTTACCTGTGTGCCGCCCATGCCGTTAAACGTGCCGTAGTACGCTTTGTAGGTCACAGGGAATATGGACATACCAAGGTAGTCCTCGATCGCCATACGGGTCGCTAATTCAATGCTTTCCAAATACTGATCTTGGCTTTCATCCTCGAACAGGTTTAGTTGCTGCGTGATCTCATCGAGCGTTAACCAAGCGGTAGCAATGTCGCGGTCAACCTGTTCAACTTTTTCATAATTGAACGGGTTGCGACTTGTGCCTAGATACGGATTGCCAGCAAGGGTGTCAGCCATAATCTTTAAACGCCAACTAAACGAACGCCTGCGAAAACATCACGGATAGTGCAACAAACTCGCTTTTCAGCAAACAGATAAATAAAGCCAGGCGCTGTCTGGTCAAACCGTTTGATGCTCATCAAATCGTTGTCTGCGATCGTGAAAAATTGCGACCATTCTGCAAGATAAACTGGATACCCGCCAACACCAGAAACATCCATGTACGGATTTGGAATGACTGGATGACCAAAGATATACAAGACTGCGCCGCCATCTTCGCTGCCCAATTCAATAAAATTGTTTTTGGTTGTTGAGGATTTTAATAATCTAAATGCTGAAATTGTGGTCGGATGCATCATCCACGCAGTTGTATCTTTGTAAAGATATTGGCTTGGCAGTGCGGCTTGCAGATTAACTAGATCATCGTAGCCAAGGCCGCCGCTGTGCGTGTGGTTAACCTCTAGCATCGTGTGCAAGCCGTTGGTGATCGCCGAGCCACTAGTACCAAAGGCTGCTGCACTTGTCGAGCCTGGATAGGCGTTTAATCCACGCACGCCAGAAGTTGCGCCGTAGTTAACTGTGGTCGATCCTGCTTGGTCATTGTTGAACATCATCGCCAGCGCCTCTTGCTGTGCGAATTCAAGCATTAAATCTGAAACGATGGATTCTTCAAGAGCGTTAATGTCGCTCATGACTGCAGCGCGAACTGGTACGCCTGCGTTTAAATCTCGTACAGGCAATTGCCAAAACGCTGTGGCAATGTTTGGGCTGCCTGTGTTGTTGTTAATCGGATAACCCCAAGGGTTGTTGGTGCTGTTTTGAATTAGCGTAGCGTTACCAGTTTTGACTACAAACGCTTGATCTGAACCGATTGTCTGAATGATGCGTGAACCGTCACGCAAAGGATTGTGTTCTCGTTTTGATGCAAAGGCATCATCATAAATAACGCGACCGCCGACACTAGAGCCAGAGCCAGTAAGCGCCGAGGCTTCTTTCAAATTGACTGTCGCTTCGCCGTCTAGCAGGGCTTTTTTTACTGACTCAAGAATGAGGCTCATTGTGTGATTTCCAAATAAGTTAAACAGTTCGGGAGAGGTGTTTTAATCCTCCCCCGAATCTACTTAGTTTGCAGTGCCAGTGCTTCTGTACCGGATAACCGCAAATGGGTCGACCACGGAGGTAGCTAGACGTTTTTCGCCATAAAAAACTATGCTTCCGGGGGTTGTCTGATCGTATCTACGCAAGATCATGTTCAGACGATCAACGATGGTAAAGCCCTTCTGCCAGTCACCGAAGTACATCGGATAATAGCTAGTTGTGCCAGCTGCGCCAGTGGTGGGCTGTGATGGGTTGTCAACGTACTTGTTGACCACAACATCAAAGCCAAGCATCTGACCAACAATGCCATCTGCACGGGCAATGCCGTCAACGTAAATTGGTCGATTTTGATCGTCAACCAAACCACGGATTTGCTGCAGTAAAACTGGATTGACAACAAAACAGGCCGATGCTGTCCAGTATTGCTGTGGCAGACTGTAGATAAAGTTCACAACGTCTTTGTACTTGATGTTTGCCGCGCCCACGGTGTTGGCGTTGGTTGTGATTTGGTCGTAAGTCGCAAGGCTATGCAAGCCACTTGACGAACCTGTGCCGCTAGTGCCAAACGCTGCGGTGCTGATCGTGCCGCCTGCGTAAGTACCGTTTGCGCCTGCGTACTGGTCAAGACCACGCAGACCGTTAGTGCCGCCGTATGGATTGGTGCCAGACTGTGCGGCTTGATCGTTGTTTTGAATCATCGACAATGCTTCTGACTGGCTAAACTCAGCCATCATGTCTGAAACAACGTTTGACTCAAGACCGTCGATGTCATCGAGCGCAGCGGTGCGGATTGGAAACTGAACGTTCAAATCTTGCAAAGTCAATTGCCAGATGTTTGTGTCCTCAGTTGTAGTCGATCCGTTGTTCTGGATTGTGTAACCCCAAGCAGCGCCAGCGTTGCCAGTTTTTGCACGGAATTGATAGGTAGATCCATCGGTAGCCACGGCTCGCGCCACGCCACGCATCGGGTTCATCAAACGCAGAGGTGCAAACACAGGATCATAAGCAGTCCGACCACCGATGCCTGCGCCGCCACCAGTGAGAGCAGAGGCCTCATTCATGTAGGCGTAATACTGACTTTCGTCAGCGAACATCTTGAGTTCTTTTTCAACCCGAGCGCCAGACTTGTAGAAATCACGGATCTGCTCTTTGACCGAGCGATTGATTTCTGCCGAAATTGTCTTGTACGTCTTGATCGTTGGCACGGCTGAAACTGACGAAACTTTCGCCTCGAGTGCTGCGACTTTTTCTTCAAAAGAGATTTTTGCCTCTTCGATTGCGGCAACAGTTGCGGCAACGGCTGCGACTTTGACTTCTTCAATCTTTGCCGACTGTGCGGCTTCGATTGCGTCAAGTTTTTCAATAATTTTGTCTGACATGATAAATACCTTTTATAGACGTTTGGAAAGTGCCTTCAACAACTCACGCTCGTTCAGAGCATTAAGAATCGCATCGGCTTCAATGACCGCCGTGTCAGGATCACCCTGAGTTGGGGCAGATTCAAGTGCCTTGGCAGCATCACGCTGTTCAAGAGCTTTCTTGAGTACGCAAGACACGGCGGTCGCGTCTTTTCGAGATACTCCAGCATCACGCAGGACTTTCTCAATTGTTCGTGGGTTCATATCACCCTTTGCATCAAAATATTCAAGTTGTTGAATATTCGCCTCGGGATTGTTTGGGTACATGACCACGCTGATCTCGCGCAGGCCGCCCTTGGTGATTTGGAAGTACGCTTCGCTATCGTCATCGCCGGACATGATTGCATTGCCCTCTGCGTCGACCATACAGGCCTCGTCAGCATAAGCGCCGACCGACACGCCGCCGAACATCTTGGGCGATTCTTTCAGGACTGAATAAAGGTCAGCGCCAGCCATGGTGTTGAGATAAAGTTTGCCAGTTGCTGACATTCCTTCTTCGTCAAACGTAACGTCATTCCACTCGCCGACAGGCATCCCCATGTCGTTATGATTCAAGAACATCGGCATCGGTTTGTCGGACTTGGCGAACTCGTCTGCCCAGGCTGCAAAGCCCTCGGGCTGGTAGTTAAACTTGCGCCCGTCTGCGCCCTCGCGAGCGCCCCAACTGGTGACGCGAGCCTCGATCTTTCCTGTGGGATTAGCTGCTTCGTCTGCTGACTGACCCAGTTTTACCTGTGCTTCGCAGACTAACGTGATTTGTTTCATTAATAGCCCCAAGACCAATTGATTGATTATTATCTTGTATTTTGGGCTGCGACACTACTTTTGTCGGTAGTGTAACACTAGGCTTTTTAATTTGTGAAGTTAAAAAATCAAGAATGCTTTTAATTGCGCCCATTATGTTGTCCCGATTGCGGCTCGGCGCTTCTGATTGCCACCGCCCCCGCCTGTGTCTTGCGCTGATGCGCCAGCGGTCGGGTCTTGCGCCTTGCTCGAGATTAACTCGTCGTGACCATCGAGTTTTGGCATATTGAGATATTCTCGCGCCTCGTTTGCCGAAATAATCCCCGCGCTGACACCTTGCACCGCAAAATTCATTTGATCGAGTGCAGCGCCCTTTAGAAAGTCTTTTGTGTCAAAACGCACGCACAAATTCGGGTAGCCCTTAAACAGATGGTAGTTTAATTTCTGCTCGATGTTGATAATCATCGGGTACATAGTGGACTTGTAGAACTCATCCATCATCGTTTGGGTGTTGTTGTACTTTTGATCGGCAATACCGATCATCGCAGGCGGTACACCAAACAAACCGCAGATCCGTTTCATCGTTTGAATCTTGAGTTCTGACGTTTGCGTGTCCTGCAGGGTGAGCATATCCAACGGCTGGTATTTCATACCTTGGTCGAGCAACATCCCTTGTCCAGGCTTGCTTTGGTCGGTGTTGCGGCTGCCCGTCATGCTCGACCACGCCTCTTTGAGCCTCGCCGCGATTTCTTTGTATTTTGCGTCTGGAATGACCTGTTCTGTGACAAACATTCCCGAGGGTTTTGCGCCGTTTTGCATGACAAAGTTGGCGTACAGGTCAATGTCTTGGTCGAGCGCGATCAGTTCAACAGCGAGAATGCCCTTGTTAAATCCCGCCGAACCCTGCCAAGCCGCCTCTTTAACGTGCATGACTTGGTGTGCAGATAACGGCTCATCTTTATTAAATCCGTAGCTTGGCGTGGAGAGTGTGTAAGCGGGGTAACGGGTATCAGTGAGCCGCGACGTAATCAGCGTGGCATCGAGGTTATACATCTCGATTGGGGTTTGCATCGAGTCTTGTTGGTCTTTGCGCCACCATAGGGTAAACGTTTCGCCGGACAAATCTTGCCACATACACCACTGATACCAGAATTCATACTGCGACTCAAAATGGTTGGGGTTTCGCAACAGGTTTAATACTTGCTTGGCTTTTGCCTTGTCGCGTGAGCCGACTTTAGCTGACTGCATGGCATCGACAAACGTGCCATCGTCTTGTTTGCTCATAATCGCAATCGGTAGCTGTGCCAAGGATCGCGCCTTCACGCCCACCGCCGCCATGACTGTGCTGTTGCGGGTAAGCGTGGACATATCGACCGCACGACCCGCTGTGCTGGTGCTGGAGGTCGTAACGTAGAGCAATTGCTGACTGACCGTCTGCCTGCCGCCTTGAC